GGAACCGCCCAATGTCTGCACCCTACCGTGCCGCATGCGCTTGCCTGCGCGTCACACCTGCCCCGCACGGGCCGCGCCTCGAAGCCGTCTTCGCCGATCTACACGCCGCCACCGGAGCGCTGCTCGCCGCCGCGGCCGGCCTGTCCGCCGCCCTTGCGCACGGCATGATCGATCACGGCGACGTATACGAACTGCTCCGCACCGTGCATGCACGCCTGAGCCAGGCCGCCACCGCCGCCGAGCGCGTCGCCCTGCGACAGGAGCGCGCGGCATGACGCCCGCCGAACGCTCGTGCCTCACCTGTGTCTTCCACACCCAGCCGGCGGAACTGGGCGGTGACATCCACCTGTGCCGGCTGCCGCCGGATTGCGCACCGCCCGCGGCGTGCGACGAGGACGATCACGGGGACGGCGACGCCGCCGACCGCACCTACCTGGGCACCGGTTGTGACGTGATGCGCCGCATGGGCGCGGCCTGCGGGCCGCATGCGGCCTTCTGGCTGGCAGCCCCGCACGTCGATGCAGTGCCCGGCGAGGACGGCGCATGAGTGCACCGCGCTACGCCATGAGCACTGAGCTGCTCGCCGATATCACGCGCGAGCTGATTCACCAATTCGGCTTCAAGGCCAAGAAGGAGTATTTGCGCGGCGGCAAGTGCCCCGATTGCGGCAAGCCGGAGCTGTACGCCAACGCCGGCGCGCCGTGGGTGATTCGCTGCGGTCGCTTGAAGAACTGCGGTTACGAAGCCTCAGCGAAAGACCTGTTTCCCGATCTCTTCGAGGACTGGTCCGAACGCTACAGCAAGACCGACGACCACCCGCACGCCGCGGCCGATGCCTATCTGAAGAATGCGCGCGGCTTCAACCTGGCGCGCGTGCAAGGCACGTACACGCAAGAATGGTTCAAGGACCTGGACAGCGGCGCGACCTCGGCCACCGTGCGCTTCGCGCTGCCCGGCGGCGGCTACTGGGAACGCCTGATCGATCGCGCGCACCGCTTCGGCAAGATGAAAGCGCGCTTTGCACCAGGCAAGCGCTACGCGGGCGAGGTGTGGATATCGCCGACCGTCCCGGCCGAGAAGCTGGCCACCCTCGACACGCTCTGGATCGTGGAAGGCATCTTCGATGCGGTCGCGCTCGGTCATCACGGCATCGATGCCGTGTCGGCCATGAGCTGCAACAACTACCCGGACGCGTTCCTGGCCAGGTTGCGTGCGCAGCGCGCAGGCGCCCTGCCGACCCTGGTGTGGGCCTTGGACGGCGACGCCGCCGGTCGTGACTACACGCAGCGCTGGGTCAAGCGCGCCCGCAAGGACGGCTGGAAGTGCGAGGCCGCCACGATCCCGCAGACCGCCAAGGCCAAGCAAGACTGGAACGACCTGCATCTGGCCGACAAGCTGACGCCGAACGATATCGACGAATACCGGTACCAGGGGTCGCTGCTGATCGCGCGCAACCATGCCGACAAGGCCCGGCTGATCTACCGCCGTACCGGCATGGCGACGTTCTTCTACGACTTCGCCGATCGCCTGTACTGGTTCGACCTGGACATCCGGGCGCTGGACAAAGCAATGCAGCAGCTGGAGGAGAAAGACCCCGACCAGGACGAGCAGGAACGCCGCGACCAGGCGCTGGTGGAAGCCTGCGAGAACGTGGAGATCGCCAACTGCAACCCTCAGCCGCTGTACTACCAGGCCAACACCGTCACCGACGAGTCCTGGTACTACTACCGCGTCACCTTCCCGCATGGCGGCGGCGCGGTGAAGAACACCTTCGCCGGCAGCAGCCTGGCCAGCGCGAGCGAGTTCAAGAAGCGCCTCTTGAGCATCGCGCCCGGTGCCGTGTTCACCGGCACCAGCCAGCAGCTCGATCGCATCATCCAGCGCCAATTGTTCAACATCAAAACGGTCGAGACGATCGACTTCGTGGGGTACAGCAAGGAGCACAGCGTCTATGTCATGGGCGACATCGCCATCAAGGACGGCGTGGTGCACACGCTCAACGACGAGGACTACTTCGAGCTGGGCAAGCTCAACCTCAAGACGCTGAGCCAGTCGCCGCAGCTCTCGATCAACCGCGACCGACGCGAATACCGCGCGGAGTGGCTCGATCTGGTGTGGCAGTGCTTTGGCGCCAAGGGCCTGGTCGCCCTCGCTTTCTGGTTCGGGAGCGTGTTTGCCGAGCAAATCCGCCAGGCGCAAAAGAGCTACCCCTTCCTGGAACTGGTGGGCGAGGCCGGCGCCGGCAAGTCCACGCTGATCGAATTCATGTGGAAGCTGTTCGGGCGGCGCGACTACGAAGGCTTTGACCCATCCAAGTCCACGCATGCGGCTCGCGCGCGCAACTTCGCGCAGGTCTCGAACCTGCCGGTGGTGCTGATCGAGAGCGATCGCGACGACGACGCCAAGAAGCGCTTTGACTGGGACGAGCTGAAGACCGCCTACAACGGCCGCAGCGTGCGCGCGACGGGCGTGAAGAACTCCGGCAATGAGACGCGCGAGCCGCCCTTCCGCGCCACGGTGGTGATTTCGCAGAACGCCAAGGTGGAGGCCAGCGAGGCGATCATGCAGCGCATCTGCCATATCACGGTGGATCGCTCGGCGCATACCGCGCAGACGCGTGCGGCGGCGCTCAAGCTGGAACAGACGCCGGTGGATGCGGTGAGCCACTTCTTGCTGCTGGCCACCCGCGCGGAAGCCAAGGTGATGGAGACCATCCTGGCCAATGCGCCCCAGCACGAGCACGCGCTGTTGGAACATCCGGAGATCAAGACCACACGTATCGCCAAGAACCACGGCCAGTTGCTCGCAGTGTTCGATGCGCTGTCGCACGTCGTCACGCTTACGGACGAACAAAAGGACGCAGTACTGCGCGAAGTGCGGGGCATGGCCGTCGAGCGCCAGGCCTCCATCAGCAGCGACCACAAAGTAGTGCAGAACTTCTGGGAGCGCTTCGACTATCTCGATACGTGGAACGGCGCGATGGCGACGCTCAACCACAGCCGCAACCCGCACGAGATCGCGGTCAACCTCAATCACTTCGAGCAAACCGCGGCGCAGCATCGCCTGGAAGTACCCTCGCTGGCCGATCTCAAAAAGCACTTGCGCTCGTCGCGCTTGCGCAAATTCGTAGACATGAAGGCCGTCAACAGCGCCATCTGGCTTCACGACAACACCGACCTCACCAAGGGCCGCACCGTCAAATGCTGGGTGTTTCAGCGCGGCCCGAATGAACAGCTGACTTCATCGGCAAAAAACTAAAAAGCAAAACAGGGAGAAAAGAGCCTCATGAACAAGAACCATCATATCGTTGATGCTGAGCTACTTCGTACGCTTTCGGGCAAACGCACGGAAGCCGCAGTGCGTAGATGGGCACGTCGACAGGGTATCGCTCTCAAGGATGGAGCCAATGGTCCATGGACGACGATTCAAGCGGTAAACGCTTCGCTGGGAATTGCGGAAGCACGCAATGATGTAGCGTACAGCCCGGACATCCTATGACTCGCGGCAGGAAGCGTAAATACGACCCTACTATTCCACGACATATTGATCAGGCGAAGATCCCTAACGGCGTCTATTGGCACCGTCAACGGCATTTTTGGTACACGATTTATGTCGACGGCAAGTCCCGGAGCAAAAAAATTGCCGACAAGACAGCACTTCTGTCGGACTTGTTCCGCATCGCTGACGAATTGTCGGGATTGGACGAGCAAATGCTCGATTACATGCTCGAGCAATTTGAACAGTCCGATAAGTTCAAAGCCTTGAAGGAAGCAACCCGGGATGATTATCGATATTGCCGACGCGTGGTTCAGACTTTCCAGACAAAGCTAGGTGTGCCCTTTGCAAAGCTCAATCGCAAGCGCATCACTCGGCCCATAGTGCAAAAGCTCATTGACGAGCTAGCAAAGGGCGAACGGGCACGTGACGGTAGTTATCCGAAGCCAACACCATCTAAGGCAAATCACGTCTTGCGCTACCTGTCACGCGCATTCGAGTGGGGAATCAACCGCGGCTTTAGCAATGAGAATCCGGCATCGGGGGTAGAAGCCGCCACCGAACGAGCGGATCCCCGCATGCCAGAGCTCGTCACCATGCGTGCAGTCATCGCGCTTTGGCGGCGTCGTGGAACCCTTCCCAGTCGACGTAAAGGGTCGCTGTCGCCCTACTTATGGGCGGTCGCGGAAATTGCTTACCGCTGCCGCATGCGTAACGTCGAAGTACGTAAGTTGTCGGATGCTGATGCATTGCAGGAGGGCATCTATGTCGATCGCGTAAAGGGGAGTCGCGACAACGTCACCCGCTGGATTCCTGCATTACGCGAGGCATGGGACTTTTTAGTGCAAAGGCGGAATGCAATATGGGCGAAAAGGCGAAGACCCGTACCACTTCGCGCTGAAGATCGGCCGTTGATCATCGCCGAAGATGGTGCACGTGTTTCGAAGGAAGCACTCAAGAGCGCATGGGCACGCGGCATTGAAATCGCGATGGAAGCCAAACTTATCACAGATGCAGAGCGCTTCGGTCTACATGGGCTCAAGCACCGCGGAATCACGGATACAGAAGGCACGCCTGACAAGAAGCAGCAAGCTAGTGGTCACGTAGAACGACGCATGGTCCATCGCTACGACCATGAAGTCCCCCTGGTCGAACCCGCCGGAGAAGTGACTGATATCGGTTAATTTTATACGTGTTTTTATACGCGCCCAAATAAAAAGGGCCTGCGAAGCTCGCAAGCCCTTGATATATCTGGCGCCCGAAGTTGGACTCGAACCAACGACCCCCTGATTAACAGTCAATCCCGATTTTTTTACTTTTCAGATAGTTGGCGCACATCGATTTACGCAAAAAGGGGTAATTTGCTACGTATCAATGCGGCATCGATGGCAGGTTTTACGCGCAAAGCAGTCAACGCGATCGCCGGAGTGATGTGCGAGAGCATGTGTCACTCCCGCGTCGGAGTGTCGGCGCGGGAGTGAGGCTTCTTCAATTAACAACGCACCAAAAAGGCCCAGGCGGTGTAGCCGTAGTCCCACGCGTCAAGCACCTTTTTCGAGTTGCGTACGCGACGGAAGCGACAGAATACCCACTTGAACCCTTTAGGGGCTGCCTTCACATTAATCGGACGGATACATAACACCTCCTCCAGGAAGATGATTTTTCTTGCTTCTAGGAGGCATGCGACCGTACACTCGGGGCCGCACCTGACAGTGCTCCAGAAACAAGTTCGACGCCTTCCAATCGTCGAAACCTAGGGCCACGTGGTTACCAGCCACGTGGCTTTACCATTTTTAGAACCTTCAACCGGTTTACTGCTGCAGTCTGCGAGACGCCGCAGCGCTCCATAATGTCCCGGACTGACCCGCAAGCCTTGACGACTTCTTCGGGCATCAGTAGGGACGCTGCAAATTCGTTTGCTTGCCACTCTGAACATTCATAGGGGGCAATCGTCTGCGACTGGTGCGTCTCTCGAAAAAAGGGCACCCCCTGATGGAGAAGGAGATGCCCCAACTCGTGGCTAACCGTAAATCGTGCGCGGCCGTCATTTGCCGCAGCCCTCTCGTAGACGGACCGCGGCAATTTCATATGCAGCTTGTCTGGCCAGGTTGCCCCTTCCATTCCCGGCATTTCATGGTCGTCGACGATCTCCAGCACGAAGTCGTCCATCACCTGCGGCAACACAAACTCTACGTACTCGACGACCGGGAAGGCGTCGGGACTGTCACCTGCAATAAGTGAAAAATGATTGCGGAGCAGGTTCGCGTGCGTGCTGATATCAGCACGCCTACGACCTGGCACGCGCCGGCGAAAGCCTGTCATCGTTTTTGCCCTTTCTGGTTATTTGGCCAAGTTAACGTTTCAAGTAGCTTTGCTGCCTTCTCGCTATCGATCGTGGGAAATGCGCGCGCAAAAGCTACCGCCAATTCTCGTGATCTATCGCTGGTGCCCTCCGTTAAGTCGATTCGAACAGCTGTAGTCGATAGCGCGGCCAAATTTCGTAACCGCGCCTCTGCTGCAGCATCCAAGTTGTAGTGATGAACGATGCCTTGCAAGAAGTCTTCAGGAGGGGAGCGCTTCCCCAGTTCTACTGCACTGATAAATGACGCCGTGCAACGCAGTGCCCGAGCCAGGTCGGCAATACGCTCCAGCGCGTCAATACGCAGCTTCCTGAGCTCTTTGCCTAATGGAGTGAGAGCGTTACTCATGCTTGCCCCTTTGGGTCTCGAAGTGATTTGCCTAGTGTCCGAATTGTAGGTCGCCACCCACGTGGTGGCAGGATGAATCCTACTCCAGTCGCGGAACAGAAATCAACTAGCCACGTTGAATTAAAACATCACAAGGCACTGGAAATCGTCTAGCTAGCTCGATGTAGTTCTACGAAAGCCGAAACGATGAAAGACTTTTAACCTGTTAATCAGTGACTTAGCGCGATAGGACCATGAGCAATTGCCCGGATCGCTTTGCTAATGCTTACAGGTCACGCCCCTCAGACTCGTTGGTTACCAACTCATGTTGATAGTAGGCGTCGACGGGGTCGTCCAAGATCGCGCAGGAAGCAGCCAGATTGCTGGGATCGGGATCAAGCCACGTGTTCAGGTTCTCGGGCCGGATAGCAATCACGCACCTATCGTGTCCGGCAGCCTGAACCTCCGGCGGCGGGTCCCTGGTGACAATGGCGAAGGAATAGAAGCCCTCCCCTTCATCATCCTCGGCCGGCTCGACGTAGCGCCAGAGGCACGCTAGCAACAGGTCTTGCTTGGGCTCTGGCTCAAACTGAATCTCAACACTGATGTCTTTCTCGCCTGGCGCCAGCTCGCGCTGCTGTAGGCGGTGCAGGCTGACCGACTCATAGAAGCGG